TACACACAGTAGTAGTTGGTAAAGTCTTGGCAATGAAACTGGTCCGACCTAGCTCAAACTCGCTCAGCACGGGTCTCTATATAAGTAGTAGTAAGTACTTAGAAGTACCTTGGGGAAGTCCTTCTAGACAGCCCCCCTCAGGGGGCTGACCTACTAGGTAGCTTCTAAGAGGTTGTTACCTCCTTGTAACCTCTTACTAGAAGCACCCCCCTGAAGGGGGTGCTCTTCGTAGGATCCTACAAGGACTCCTACATACTCTTAAGAGGAGTCTTCTGCCCTTGCGGTATCTTCCCCGCGTAGATCAACTGACCGACAGGTCAGTTGGTCCCAAGGTCCTGTCTGAACTTCTAAGGTACTTATAAGGGGCACAACGATCGTGGCAAAAATTTACGTGGATGAAGAAGGTCGTCAGTACAAGCAGAACACTGATGGGAGCCTCGCCCGGAAGCGAGGCCCTAAGACGAACCTGTCGACAGCGAAGAAGAAGGAGACGATCCTCAAGTACATGCAGAAGGGCCAGAGCGTAGCTCAGGCCTGTCGTGACATGGACATCACCGAACAGAACGTCACCTACTACCGCAAGTCCGATGGAGACTTCAGGGCTGCTTACGACCGACTCAGGCTGATAGCTACTGGTGGATCTGAGGCGATCCGCAAGAACATGCCTGACTTCCCTGAGTTCTGTAAGAAGTACTTGGACACCACACTGTTCTGGCATCAGCTTCAGTGGTACGACGTCCTTGAGGGACGTCGACCTAGAGACCTCCACGAGAACCAGATCTACAAGCCGGGAGATCCTGGCATGATCATCGTGAACACCCCTCCGGAGCACGCCAAGTCCACGACGATCACTGTGAACTACACGACATGGAGGATCTGCCAGGATCCGAACATCCGCATCATCATCGTCTCCCAGACTCAGGAGATGGCGAAGAGGTTCCTCAGGGCGATTAAGGATCGCCTCGCTGGAGCGAACCAGGCCTACCGTCAACTTCAGATCGACTTTGCTCCTGAAGGTGGCTTCGATGCCAACAGTGCTAGCTGGACGGCTGACTCGATCTACGTGAACGCTGAAGCCCGTGACTCCGGTGAGCCTACGCCTACTGTTCAGGCTCTCGGCATGAACGGGCAGATCTACGGTAACCGTGCTGACCTGATCATCCTCGACGACACCGTGACAGGAAAGAACGCCCATGAGTTCGAGAAGCAGATCGACTGGATCCAGCGAGAAGTCATCAACCGGCTCTCCTACCCTGGCGGAACTCTTCTCCTTGTCGGAACACGACTTGCCCCCGTTGAGCTCTACTCCGAAATCCAGAAGCCTGAGTGGTACGGACAAGACGAGGAATCTCCCTGGACTTACCTCACCCAACCTGCTGTTCTTGAGTTCGCCGAGAACCCTGATGACTGGATGGTTCTCGCGCCCTGGACCAACCGCCCCCCAGTGTCGCTTGGAGCAAGAAAGCTGGTGGAAGCAAACGCGGAAGGTCTCTATCCCTGGCACTCAGGAAAGTCGCTAGCCAGGCGGAGAGCCACCAGCTCTCCGCAGAACTGGAAGATGGTCTACCAGCAGGAGCAGGTGGTTGAGGATGCGATCTTCCCGGCAGACAAGGTTGCTGCATCGATTGACGGAATGCGGGCAGCCGGACTCATGTCCTCAGGAGCACCCGGACACCGTCCTCACGGAATGGATGGCCTATATGTCGTGGGGGGCTTTGACCCTGCTATCACAGGGTACGCGGCAGCCCTGGTCCTCGGCGTTGATCGAATGTCTGGAGTGCGGTACGTACTGGACGTATGGACCGCCGGAAACCAGAAGCCAGACGACCTCTTCAACAAAATCAAAGACTGGACAGTGAAGTACCACATGCACGAGTGGGTCATCGAGAAGAACGCGATGAACCTGATGGTCACACAGAACCGTGACCTGAGAAACTTCCTCGGCAGCCGTGGCACGATCCTGAAGGAACACTTCACTGGCAGCAACAAGAACGACGCCGACTTCGGCGTCGCATCCATGAGCATGCTCTTTGACGGAGCCAAGGAAGGCAGGGGCCTCATCCGGCTCCCCTCCCGCTCACAGAACGAGGGCATCAAGGCTCTCGTGGAACAGCTCACCACTTGGTTCCCTCAGACCAAGGCCAAGCAGGATACTGTCATGGCCTTGTGGTTCGCGGAGACTAGAGCGCGAGAGCTTGTCAACGATGTGGAGTCTGTGTTCCACATCGAGAATGAGTACCAGTCCGAGAGAGACAAGTCCAAGCGAGTCACCATCGATCTTGACTACCTGAGTCAGGCGTCCATGGTGGGAGGATCAGGGGAATGGTGGAGCAGTTGAGCATCGGACAGCGAGCCGCGGACCGGCTCGCAGCAATCGTAGGTTCCTGGTCCTTCGTAATCGGCCAAGCGCTCTTCCTTGCTGCCTGGTTCATGTTGAACACGGTGGCTTGGTTCACGCATTGGGATTCGTATCCGTTCGTTCTGGCTAACCTGTTCATGTCAGCAGAAGCTGCCTTTACTGGCCCGATCATCATGATGTCCCAGAACCGTACTGCGGAGATGGACCGGCAGATCCTGCACAAGGACTTCCTTGAAGACACAGAAACCAATCTGCTCGTCGAGCGGATCGCAGACCACCTTGGAGTATCACGTGACTGACTACTGGCTTCCCGGGGCAGAGAGGTGCGACGTCGGAGACCATGCACCGACAGACTCACAGTATCCGGCCAAGGCCATCGCCCACATCACCTGGGACAAGAATGCCAGCCTGAGCGATCCCAAGGACCTGGTTCCATTCGAGAACCTGAAGGCCTACTTCTCAGGGAGTGGCGCCGGTGTGGCGCCACATATCCTCTGGGATCCCTTCACCGGCCGGTTCGCCCAGTTCTTCCCCGCAGATTCGCGAAGCAAGTCTGTAGTTGACCTCGCGGGTGGAACCCGCACCAACCGTGCGGGCAAGGTGGTCATCCAGATCGAGGCACTGTTCTTCCCGTACTGCCGAGTCGATGGCAAGGTGTACGCCAAGCTCACTGACACGCCCTGCAAGGGCTGGGATGAGCTGAGCGCCTGGGTCAAGTCCTGGGACGTTCTGGAGGGGTGGCCGATGGGCAAGCCTGTCGACTTCACGCCTCACCGCAATGAGGCTGTCTGGGAGACGCAGGGTGGCTGGTACGGCCACTCCCAGGTTCCCGAGAATACCCACCAGGATCCCGGCTCGTGGCCTGACTTCGTCAAGGCTGCACCGAAGCCCGTTCCGGTGTACGCGCCCTTCCCGGGCGCGTCGTTCTTCCGTATCGGCCGCACATCAAACCTCATTACAGCGATGGGTAAGGCCCTGGTGCGGGAAGGCTGGAAGGGCTACACGTTCGGTCCTGGCCCGGTATTCACGGCGACAGACAAGAAGGCTGTGGCCTGGTTCCAGCGTCAGCATGCTGAGCTCGCTGGCAACGCGGACGGCATTCCAGGTCCACTGACCTGGAAGATGCTGAAGGTAGCGGTTCCGAAGTGAACGCCTACTCGTGGACATGGGTAGCCCTTACGGTGACGTTCGCCGCCACCGAAGGGACCGCTATTGCCAACCGACGATGGGATGGCACGTTCACTGACAATGTGCGCAAGTTGTTCTTCACTCGCACCAAGCTGGGCAAGAACATCTTCGGCATTGTGTGGATAGCGTTCAGCGTCTGGTTCTTCGGCCACATCCTGGAGTTGTGGTCCTAATCTGAGGAGGTGACATGGCGAGCTCTCTTGACAACCTGTTTAGCAAAGTAGAAGCCCTTCGCCGTGCTGCTGCCGATCGTGACCAAAGGCATCGCGATGTGCACGATGTACGGTCCGGTGACGTTGATACCGTCATCCCTGGATCCATGCCTGACGCATGGCCCAAGCCGATCGTGGCCAACCTGATTGACACTTCCGCCCGCGACATCGCGGAAGTCATGGGCACCATGCCCAGCATCAACTGCTCAACCGGCATCACCACGACCGACAAGGCCAAGAAGTTCTCATCCAAGAAGACTAAGGTTGCCAACTACTACATTCAGGCGTCCGGCCTGAATGCTGGCAAGCAGGTCACTCTGGCAGATCACTACACCACGTACGGCATGGCCGTGTATGTGATCGAGGCAGACTTCGAGGAGAAGCGTCCCCATATCCGCGCCGAGAACCCGATGGGTGTGTACCCAGAGTTCGACCTCTTCGGACGCCTGAAGAGCTTCTCCAAAGTGTGGCGGGAAGAGGCCATCCACCTGGTCTCCAAGTTCCCTCACCTGCTCCGCGTGCTGCAAAGCAATGGGCCTGGGCAGATAGCCCAGGCTGGCTGGGCTGAGCGGGAGATCGAAGTCGTTAAGTACATGGACGACGAGCAGATCGTGATGTACCTGCCCCAGCACGGCAATCAGCTTGTCGATCAGATGCCGAACCCTCTTGGCAAGATCTATGTTTCCATTGGCAGGCGACCCGGTTACGATAACGAGATTCGTGGCGCATTCGATGACGCCATCTGGGTTCAGCTCGCCAAGTCGCGCATGGCTCTTCTCGGGCTTGAAGCTACAGAGAAGACAGTGCGCGCCCCGCTCGCTGTACCGCGTGATGTCCAGAAGATGACCTTCGGAGACGACGCCATTATCAGGACCGACAATCCTGACAAGATCAGGCGAGTGGGGATTGATGTGCCGCAGGCAGCCTTCCAGGAAGGTGCCATGCTGGAACAGGAACTGCGCGTTGGAACGCGCAGCCCCGAAGTTCGTAGCGGAAACCTGGACGCCAGCATCATCACTGGCAAGGGCGTACAAGCCCTGATGGGTGGATTCAACACTGTCATCTCTACTGGACAGACCGTCATCGGAGAGACGCTCCGCAGAGCGCTGATGCTGTGCTTCGAGATGGACCAGAAGTTGTGGCCCGACGAGAAGAAGACAATCCGTGGCACTTCCCAGGGGAGTCCTTTTGAGGAGACATACATCCCATCTAAGGACATCAATGGTGACTTCACTGTTGATGTTACGTACGGCTTC